AAAGGGCATCCGCCCATTCTAAAAAAATTCCTGAGCGGGAAGATTTGTATTGAAACTCTGGTAATTTATGATATAATATTCCTGTTCGGGAATAAGTTTGACAAGAAACTTCTGGACCCGATATGGGAAACCGTAAGTTTAAAAATTAAGAAATACAAACCTTTTCTAAATACAGACATATTCCAGTACAAAAAACTTTTACGGGACATTATAAATGAGTAGTTTTTTTGATTCTGAACTTATTCAGGAAGAACTAAAAGAAATTAATGAACTTCAGGAGTTTATATACAATAGTATTTTAACTTTTGGTATGATGCCCCGAGAAGACAAACTGGAACATATTGAAAAAATGACACGACTGCTTGAGAAGCAGAGAATTATGTATACCAGACTTTCTCTTTCAGATGACCCTCAGGCAATTGAGATGAAAGAGAATCTGAGAAAGTCCGTTGCTCTGATGGGATTTCCGCCAGAGACTGATATGAGTATTCTTTTCAGTAGTATGACAAAAACCATTGAGTCGCTCAAAAAGTATCTTGACTGATGAGCGATTTTTTGCTATAATTATGTCTTTTACTAAATAATAATAAGCAAAAGACATAAAATGTTTAACAAATTAAAAGAATTTTCTAATTACCTTATAGAAGATACTGGTAAAGTATTTTCCATATCTAAAAAAGATTATATAAATTTTTATGAAAATAATTATGGATATAATTTTGTTTCTATGAAAAATGATAATAATAAATGGGTCTCTGAATATGTGCATAGATTAGTTGCTAAATCTTTTTTAGAAAATCCAAATAATTATCCAAATGTTCTCCATTTGGACGATAATCCAAAAAATAATAATGTTAATAATTTAAAATGGGGAACACAATCCGAAAATATTTTATTGTGTTCTTTAAATGATAGAATGGCAAGACAAAATCAATATACTAAAAATCCAATAATTTGGACGCTGAAGGATCCTACGGGGAAAATTTATACTACAACAAATTTAAAGAAATTTTGTATTGAAAATAATTTAGATCAAGGTGCTATGACTTCTACCCTAAGAGGGAAGTACGGTAGAAAACAACATAAAGGTTGGACGAGGGCTTGACATCCCTTTATAGATCTTCTATAATAAAGTTGTTGCAAAACAAAATCCAATTTATCCAAAAAATCCAAAATGAGCTTTTCGGACTTAAAAAAACAATCCAAGCTTGGTTCTCTCACCGAAAAACTGGTGAAAGAAGTCGAAAAAATGAATAATTCTGGTAATTCTTCTGATGACCGTGTATGGAAATTGGAATGTGATAAAAGCGGTAATGGTTATGCCGTCATTCGCTTCCTGCCTGCTCCTGATGGTGAAGACCTGCCGTTCGTTAAAGTCTATTCTCACGCCTTCCAGGGTCCTGGTGGTTGGTTGATTGACTCGTGCCTTACCACTCTGAACCAAAAGTGCCCTATCTGTGAGCACAACTCTGGTCTCTGGAATTCCGGTATGGATTCCAATAAAGAAGTTGCTCGTAAGCAGAAGCGTAAACTGACTTATATGAGCAACATTTATGTCGTGAAAGACCCTACTAATCCTGAAAATGAGGGTAAAGTCTTTCTGTTCAAGTATGGTAAGAAAATCTTTGACAAACTCACGGAAGCGATGCAACCTGAGTTTGAAGATGAGACTCCCATCGATCCGTTTGATTTCTGGACTGGTGCCAACTTCAAACTGAAGGCAAAGAATGTTGCCGGTTATAGGAACTATGATTCCAGCGAGTTTGCTGCTCAGGGTGCTCTTCTGAATGATGATGATGCTATGGAAGCAATTTGGAAGAAGCAATATTCTCTTGCCGAGTTTGTTTCTCCTGACCAATTCAAGTCCTATGAGGAAATGAAGAAGCGTCTTGATTCCGTTCTTGGTGGAAAGTCTGCTCGTATTGATTCTGAAGTTGAGGATGAGGATGACTATCGCGGTCCTGCCCCTTCTCTGACCGAAGACCTGCGTAGCGAACTCAACAACCTGAAACCGACTCGTCCTGTTGAGGATGATGAGGATGATGATGCACTCTCATACTTTGCAAAACTTGCCGAAGACTGATTCATAATACACTAAAGGGGAGATTTTTCTCCCCTTTTTTTATGGCATCGTAATTCTTGTATTTTCGGTACGAATTAGTTTCTTATCAACATATTGAGAAGATTTATCATAATACATAATCTTTCTCATATCATTTAAATATTGCTGTAGATAATCAGGTCTCAGTAGATATATGGTTCTCTTTTCTTCATTTTTTATCGTCTCATATTCATAATTACTAATACCAACAACAGGATTTAATGTTGCCAAGTAATCGTCGGGATCTGGAATAGTAAAAGTTGAATCTACAATTTTACCCTTAGGAAGAATGAGTCTTCCATTAGCATCTTTAACTTCTGTGGTTTCATAGTGATGTATTGCATTTAAATCATCACCATAAACTTGTTCTGCATATGTGTACAAGTCTCTATTAGAAAGAGGCCATTCATCTCTTACATTTACAATACCGGCAGTCAATAAAACTACCCAATCATAATCTGCCTTACCATAAACTTCTTCTGCAATAGTATCTGGTCTTGCACCTTCTGTAATTTGATACTTATTAAACAGAGTGAAGACATTCTGTAAGTCATCACGAAGTTTTACACGACGAAATAGATTCTTTGCTCTTACATAATTCTGTGAAGAATTACTATCAGCAAAGGGTGATTGATATTCTAAGTCCGGAAGTTCTCTAAAGTAAGACATATCAGTAACCTACTGCTTGTTTTCCAATATTGCTATTGTAATCTTCATTATAAATTGGATTAAGTTCGGTAAAACTAACAGATAATCTCATATGAACCGGAGTTTTATCGGCATATGTTGAATATGAACCAGAAGCCGTATAATTCATACCCATTTTCGTTAATGCACAAGGTTTAAATTTGTTTAGGTAAGGATGGTCCTTATTTCCACTCTTATATTTTAAAAGAAACACATTTGGTGCCTTAATGAATAAACCGGCACCGGCACCAGTTCCCCCACTTTTTGGAGCCATAGATTGTTTAAAAATTCTTACAATTTCTTTAACGATATTAGATTCTTTTTCATCTCTTGGAGCAAAATCAAAGTCAAAGTCAAAAGACCTTAAATTAACACCACTGAAAAGTAATTCTAAGTTTGGATTTAAAACTTGACCCGTTGCTCTTGATAGAAGTCCTCCTGCAGATGTGTTTCCACCTAATGAATTTATTAACTCAGCACTAAAATAATTAGTGACTAAATCTTGACCACCGCCTTGGATTGCAACATTATTTGCGGTTGCTCCAATAGATTTAAGAGCATCAATAAGACCTTTTCCTAAATTCTTACTTGCAAGAATGTTTCCTACATTTGCTACTCCAAAAGCTTCAAGAGCATTTAAAGTATTGCCATTACCCCAATCAACTTGATTTGTATCTCCAATATTTGATGGTATTGGTAGTTGTATTGTTTGTTTTGGTTTTTGGTTGGATTGTTGTATTGCTTCTGTTTGAGACCTTAATTTAAGATTGTCTTGCCCTAATGTTGATTTATTTTCAACATATTCAATCACACCTATTTCTAAGTAGTCATCATCTTTACCAATACTCTTCTGTGGATATCTAAGAGGTGCCGCAGACGAAGAAAGTTTGGCAGAAGCAGCCGCAGCAATTCTTTCCGCATTAGGTGATAAACTTCCTGTTACATTAAATCCGTTTACCATTTATCTTTTTTAGTTATTTATCTTGATTTGTCCAAAAGGTATTCTTCTCAAATCACCAACCTCATTTTTATCCACAATATGTAGGGGTCCAATCACTTCTTCAAAGGTATATTGACGCCCCCTCCCCCAGTGGAAGTTAATGCCAGTAAATCCCCAAGAATAAACATTTGTAACGGCAACAAAAGGATGTGCGTCATATCTTACACGAGGAGTCTTCGGTCTGTAAACAAAAGTATAAAACTTACCTGCCTCTGGAGAAGTAGTTGTTTGTTTCAATACATCAAGTATTTCCAACATCAAATCATCGGCATCTTCTGTTCCATATAAGTTTTTGAGTAGAGGTTTAATACGGTTCATTTTTTAGAAATACCTAATTCGTGTTCCGTGATTACTTTGAAGGTCCATCCTTTATCTTTACAATATTCTCTTGCCGCTTCCCACTTTGATTGGTTTTTGGCATATTCATATGCTTCATAGATGTATCCTTTGGTCTGCCTCTTAGGTTTGGGTGGAGGCATCGTTTGCTTATATGGTTTAATCTCAATCAAATACTTTTTAGTACTTCCATCTGGTTCTTTAACCTTTATATAAGCATCAGGAAAGTATCTATGAATTCTTCCATCTACCGGTGAACGATATGGAATTGCAAGTTCTTCTGAAGCATACTCTAAAATATTTTCATTCGTATCACAATATTTTAGAAACTTCAATTCCCATAAAGACCGATAGATGATGTTGGTGGGGTCTCCAACATATTTTTCAGGAAATGATGGTTTGAATTTTCCTTTATAAGACATCTAAATACTTATACTAATAAGACTCATAAAAGGTATTTAGAATGCCTAGTATCCGCAGAATATCTGATTTTAAACCACTATTTACGAATCTGGCTCAGAGTTCTCACTTTCAGGTCATCTTTGGTGGTCTACCAACTCCACTTTTATCACATCTTGCAATAAGAGGAGTTGACCCATTATTTGTTGCTAATGATGCGGGACTACTTTGTTTTTCGGCATCACTACCGGGAACTCAACTAGCAACTGCCGATATTAGCAATAATTATACTGGAGTAAACGAAAGAATTGCTCATCGCAGAATCTTTACAGAAATTGGTCTGGAGTTTTATGTTGATAGTAATTATACCAATTTAAAATTCATAGAGCACTGGATGGAGTTTATTGCCAGTGGTTCTAATGAGAATCCATCCAGAGACGGATATTATTTTAGAATGAGATATCCAAAAGATTATAAGAGTGATATGACTAAGATTATTAAGTTTGATAGAGATTATAATGCAGAAATTGAGTATAATTTTTTCGGACTATTTCCACTTTCTTTAAATTCAGTACCAGTTCAGTATAATGGTTCTGATATATTAAAAATGAGTGCCACATTTAATTACGAAAGATATGTTTGTGGCAGAACATTAAGTTTAGATTTTATAAGAAATAATGATAATAATAAAGTCTTAGGTAATGTAATTAACAGTACAACTAATCAAACAAATAGACAAAATAGACTTGCCACAGGAAGAGATGAATTGATTAATAGAAATCTCAATCTAGGAACTGGTAGATTGGATGACCCAAGACCAGTTGGAGTTGCCTAAGTCGTCTAAATAATTTTAACTGAACTTTATAGGATATTATGCCTTTACCAAAGATTGCAACTCCAATTTATGAATTGGAAATTCCTTCATTAAAAAAGAAAATTAGATATAGACCCTTTCTAGTTAAAGAAGAAAAAATTCTGATTATTGCTCTAGAAAGCGAAGACCCTAAACAGATTGCAAATGCAGTTAAGAATGTCATTTCAAATTGCATTTTAAGCAAAGGTATTAAAGTAGAAGACCTATCCACATTTGATATTGAGTATTTGTTTCTTAATATTAGAGGTAAGTCTGTGGGTGAGAGTGTTGATGTTTTAATCACTTGCCCTGATGATGAAACGACTCAGGTTCCGATGAGTATTAATTTAGATGAGATTACTGTTGAGGTTGATCCAAAACATTCTTGTGATATTAAGTTAGATGATACTCTAACTCTAAGAATGAGATATCCATCTATGACTGAGTTTATCAAGAATAATTTTGATTCTGGTGATGGTGTAAGTGTTGATGATACTTTTGATTTGATTATATCTTGTATTGATCAAATTTATTCGGAAGAAGAATCTTGGACAGCAAGTGATTCTACTAAAAAAGAATTATTAGAATTCGTGGAGCAGTTAAGTTCCAAACAATTCAAAGAAGTTGAAAAGTTTTTTGAGACTATGCCTAAACTTTCTCATACAATTAAAGTTAAAAATCCAAAGACTGGTGTAGAAAGTGAAGTTGTATTGGAGGGTCTTTCCGCTTTTTTCGTGTAGGTATGGCGCATACTGATCTTGCGTCATACTATAAGACAAACT